TCGCCCAGGGCGAAATCAACAGCCCTGGTGGTACCGATGATGCCGTACATCTCCCGGTTGGAGGGAGACCACCAGAATCCGCGCTCGGCATCGGACTTGGCAATCATCCCGGCCACTCGGGCAGAGGCGGGATCGATGACAATAGCGCCGGTGGAGTCGAGCCGCTTGACCCCAGGGTCAACCAGATACACCCGTTTGTTGCCGAAATCACCCGCATAGGTGATGGCCTCGGCATCGTTGGTATCCGGGCCGTCTGCGATAATAACCGCCCGCAGCCGGTCGGCGATGCCAAGCAGTTCGGAGACAACCGGGTTGGCCAGATAGGTGCCTGGAACAAGCGGGTCTTCCGGGCGCTCGCCAGTGAAGCCGGGGGCGCAGAGAATGCGGGGAGCAACGCCAACCGCCGTCTCTGCGGCAAGAAAGGCCTGGATGCCGGAATAAGCCCCGGTATCAACATCCACGCCGCCGATGATGTTGGCGCGGGTGGCTGCGGCGTCAAGACCCTGCTCAACCCGGACCACGACCACCACGGCCCCGGCCTGGTCAAAAATGGCATCCATGGCATCCGGCAGGGTGCCGAGGCCGGTGCCGATGGTATCAAGCCCCGCTGCTTCCAGCCTGGACCCGGCAACAAGCACCGGAGTGTTGAGGGGGAATTTGGCAGCATCGGCGCTCGGGGCGGTGCCGATCAGCCCGATAACACTGGAGCGAACGGTTTGAATCGGGCGCGGGCCGTTGTCTATCTCAACAACCTCGACGCCGTGCAAAAATGTCTCGGGCATGGTTTATTTCTCCTTCTTCGCTGGGGTTTTTTCTTTGGTTCTTTGCTCGCCATCATCCTGGGTGAGCTTGCCGGACAACAGTAGATACCTGGCCTGGCGTTCGGTCATCGTGACAGTGCTTCCCGTCTTGGCCGTGGTTCCATCCGGCAGGGCAAACGGCTTTAAGACTTTGTATTTTGGCATGCGAACTCCTCCTTGCTGGTTAAAACACTTTCCCGGTGTGCTCATTATCCGGTGCGCCGCTGGTTGTCTCCACCACGGCGTTGGCGACAATCTCATCGATGATGCCCTGACAGAGCGCCTCAAGCACCTGGCGTCGATACGCCATGGCAGCCCCGGCATCCGAGCCCTGTACCAAATCAACCGCAGCCAGCCGGTTCTCAACAAAGGTGGCCATTGACTCCTTGGTCAAGGCCATCAGAAAGACTCCCGGATCGTGGGGCTGATATGCGGGTGGCGCTTGCCGGTAAAGGCGCAGAGGCAGTGCCCCTGCACCGCGCCCAGCAGCTCGCCGCTGCCGCCATCCATATCTACGGTGGCCTGGCTGACAAGGGTGGTCTTGCCGCCCACGGTGATGTTGGCATGGCCCACCACGTTGATGGACAGCTCGCCGGAGGCGCGGTCGTATTGCACAAAGCCGCCATCGGCGAACTCGATGCGCCGCACGGTTTCCCGGTCGGCTGGGGCCGGGTGTGCATCCTGGTACACGGCGGGCAGGGCCACGCCCTGGGCGGGGTCGCCACCGGGGGCCAGCAGCATTACCTGCTCGCCGATCTCGGGAGCCCACCAGTCGCTGTCGTTGGATGACCGGCGGGTGAACCACGGTATCCAGCCGGTGAGCATGTCGCCGGACTGGACTTTTACTCTGGCGGCCGGGTAATCCGTGGCCGCGATGGTGCCGAGGCGCAAGAGGTTGTTGAGCCTGCGCTCCAGCTCCGCCAATTGGTATTGATCGTTGCTAGACATCGGGGTCCACCTTGAAATAGTCGGCCTCATGGCCGGTGCCGATGTTTGGAGTAAAGCCAAGCCACACCTCGGTGGGGAGCACGCCAACCCCATCCCAGACAGAATCGCCCAGCCTGATCTCGTGAGACCACTCAACCGACCAGGCGGTGTAGCCGATCATTTCCGGCTTGAAGTCATCCGCGCCGAGGTGGGTGATCTTGGCCGGGCCAACCTTCTGGCCGAAGCGGGAGGCCTGGTGTATCCGGTGGGCCACGGCGGCAGCCAGGTTGGCGGCTTGCAGGTGATCGTCGGCAGCCGTGCGGTCAAAAACCACCCATGCAGCGAAGCGGGCGGTGAGGGCCAACTGCCCGGTGCCGGGGTCATCATCCGGGGCCAGTTCCACCAGCTCCACGAAAAGGGCCGGGATGGTGATTTTCCGGGCCAAATGCGGCCAAGCCACACAGGTGGGTAGGGCCGGGAATGAGGCGGCCAGATCGGCTATGATGGCGTCGTGCAACGCGGTCAGCATTGTTCCCGGCTCCCTTACTTAAACCAGCCCATGGCAAACTTGAGTTCGTGCTCGAATATCTCTTCAAACTTCCTGGCCGCCGGCCCCTCATACTTGGGCAGGATTTCTTCCATCTGCTCGGCAATGGGAATGGTCATCCGCACTACAGGAAAGCGGCCTACCCGTTTTCCGCCACCAGCTGCTCGGAATTTTCGCATGTAAACTTTGGCGGTATCCCCTGAAAAAATTGCTGCTATGAACGCTCCATGAAAAATATGGCTCCGAACCCGCACCCCGGTTGGTAATTTTTTCGGATTACCGACTAGGTCTGCGGCGATGGGACGTAGGCCAATCCAGATTGTAGCGGTTACTGTTTGTCCGGTGCGGGTCAGCCCCTGATACACCCGGCGCTTGAGAGAGCGCTGTGTGATATCTGCTTTGGCCGCCAGCTCTCTTGCTAATTGGGTGAGAGCCCAGGCCCGGACCTTACGGACTGAAGACACCAGGGCCTTGTCGATATGAGCAGCAGTGGCACCCAGAGCTGTGATTACCTGGTCTACTCCTGCCCCAACCGAGATGGAGGTGGTGTACTTAGGCAGCTGGTATGGGTTTATCGGGAGGAATTTCATTGCTCTGTTGTCCTGATCTCTGTTAAGGCCTGGTGCCTGCGCAAAACGTCAAAAACTTTGTATGCAACACCAGCCAGAGCCAGGATGTATCCTGGGGCGATCCCGACGGCATCTTCTGGCAGGCAGCGGAACATGGGCCTGGTGAGGTTGCCGGAGATATGTCCCAGTCCCGCATCCTCATGCTGCTCATCGTAGAGCATGGTGAGCGGGTACGGCTCACCGGTTGCAGGAGTCACCGTCACCTCAAGGCCGAAATCGGCCAGGGCCTGGCGCTCTACCTCAAGCGGGCTGATAGCCATCAGCCCGGCTCACCGGCCAAGCGGGCGTGACGCACCTTGCATTCGCCCTGAAGTCTGGAGAGGTCTTTCTCAACAGTATTTAGTCTGGCAAAAAGTTCCGTCTGGCTCTTGTTTGTCCGCTCCAGGGTCTTCGCGGTGAACCACAAAACCAAGGACACCAGTCCGACGAACAGCCACTGCACCGCCCATTCCGGCATGGCTTAGTTCCCCTTTTTGGCTGGTTTTTTATTCCCCGCTGCTGCCGCCTTGGGCTTTGCTGCCGCCTTGGGCTTTGCTGCCGCTGCGGGCGGCGTGGCAGCTTCGGCCTTCCCGGCCCCGATGAGAATCTCCGCATCCTCGGCGGAGACCTCCTCGGGAACCAGGTGGATCGTGCCGAAACCAAGGTGGCGATGGTTGCTGTCAAAAGTGTTGTCACGCATGAAGATGGCTGTAGTCGGCATACCCTGGCTCCTTGTGGTTTATGGGCCGGTTACGCGGCCAGCTTTACCAGGATAGTGGTGTCGGCCTCGGCAGCGGCGGCGAAGGCGAAACCAGCCTTGGTATTGGCAGTGGCCACGTTGGTGATGACCTTGGCCGTGGCGTCAAAATAAACGGTGGCGCCCTGGGCAATGGCGGTGGCCGCCACCTTGGGCAGCTCCCAAACCTCTGAACAGGCCAGGTTGCCGGATGCGCCAATGGCGATGTCGCCCATGGCGACGCAAACCGTGTTTCCTGCCAGGACGATATCGCCGGAGGCGATGGCTGCTGCGGTTGCGTTGGTGTAAGGCATTACCGCGCCGCGCTGAATATGATTCTGAGCCATGATGATGTTCTCCTTATTTCGCTTGGTTATCGCGCCGGGTTATCCCCGGCGCGGTCAGGTGCTATTACTCGCCGGGGTTGCGGAAAATGCCGACATGATCCACGATGCCAGCGCCGAAGTCGTGGCGAACCTTGATATCCAGGGCGTCGGAATTAAAGTTTACCTCTTCATCGATGTAGGGCTGTTCCTCGCCCATGAGGTAGGCGACCTCGATAACCGGGGCCTGGTTGGGGTGGGCCAGCAGATACCAGGCCTTGGCGCTGGCTGCAGAAAGCCGGGCGTCGGTAACGGGGATGAGCTTGCCTGCCCAGGGGTTGGCCACGCCGCTGGACATGGACACCTCCGGCAGTGCAGCGGAGCGCAGCAGGATGTCGGCATCGGTTTCCTGCTCCAGCGGGGCCAGGACAAAGGCCGGGGAGAGATCCAGGGTGGCGCCGTTCATACCTTTCTGTTTCCGCATGATGGTGCGGCCCGAGGAAAGGGAGCCGGAGTTGACCGTGGTCTTCAGGGCCGTGGTGGTTTCGAGGTTATTGTGATCGGCATGGAACAAGGTTTTCCCATCGCTCATTACCGGGTTGCCGGTGATGAGGCCGTACACCGCATCGGACTCCATGCGGCGGGCGGCAGCGCCAAAGAGCATGGGGATGCGGGTAAAGGCGCGGAGATCGTCGTTGATGATCATGACGCGGGTAAGCTGTACCCGTTTGCCCTTGGTGATAACCCGGTAAGTTTCCTGCTTGTCGGCAAACTTGGCGGTCTTGTACTCGCCGTTTTCGTCCAGCGCTTCAAGGTCAGGAGATTCGGAGAGCTTGATGCCGTAAATATTTTTGAAGTCGGTGGCGTCGGTTACAGCTACGAACTGCCGCCAATTGGGAGCGGCCTCGCCATAAGCGGCCAGC